TTAGATGTGTCTGTTGAAGCATACGTTAAAGCAACTGCAAACTATGACAATACTATTGATGACATATGCTCTGAGGTAGAACAGGCTTTGTACACGGATACTACCCGTGGAGGATACGCTAAAGATACGCAAGTAACAGGTGTTAATGTAGAAATGTCGATTGATGGTGACCAACCTATCGCTTTAGCTACCATTAATGTCAATGTGATATATAATACTGAAGAAGGCAATCCAGAGGGCTAAACATGAGTAAACGAGTTAAGCTAACTAATGGTAAAGATTTCATAGAAGTGTACGCTGATGATGTACCATCGATGGAAATGAAGGGATGGAAACTTGAAGGGGCTGAAAAGCCTAAGAAAGTTAAAGTCAAACAAATTATTGAAACCGAGAACAACGAGGAATAAAAAATGGCTACTTTTGCTGGTAAAGATGGGGTCGTTAAATCTGGCTCTAATGCTATAGCTGAAGTACGCAGTTGGTCAATCGAAGAAACTGCTGCTACTACTTCTGATACTGTAATGGGCGATACCTGGGAAACACATCTTGTTACCCAGAAATCATGGTCTGGCTCATGTGATGTCTATTTTGATGATACTGACACTACTGGTCAGGGTTCATTCATTGCAGGTGCTTCTGTGACTGTAAACTTGCAGATGGAAGGCGATACTGCTGGTGACCACTTGTTCACTGGAACTGCCACCATTACTGGACGTTCAGTTTCAGCATCACATGATGGTGTTGTAGAGGCTAGTTTGAGCTTCACTGGTAATGGCGCATTGTCTGAAACTACAGTTTCTTAATTATGAGTATTATAGAAGCTGCTGTTAGTCATTTTAGTAGCAAGGAAGTACGTTCACTTGAGGTATCTGAGTGGAGTTGTACTGTCTATGCTAAAAATATGACGCTGGAAGATAAGGGCAAACTACTTGCTAAAGCAAAAGATAGCACAACAGACTATCTAGTATATGCTCTTATCTATGGTGCGATTGATGATAAAGGCGAAAACATATTCACACTTGAAGATAAACCAAGTTTAAAGAATAAGGTTGACCCAGACATCGTTGCTCGTGTGGCAAATTTTGTTCTCGGCATTGAAGGTTCTTCTCAAGAGGAAATAGAAAAAAACTAATAGACGGGCAGGGAAGCCCGACTAAGTTATACGGAATGTACCAATTAGCAGAACATTTGCACCAGCCCATATCCGTGGTCATTAACATGACTGAAAGTGAGTTCAATCATTGGATGATATATTTCAAAGTCAAATCAAAGTTGAGTAAAAAATAATGTCCGCGCAAATCATTTCATTTAAAGCTGATGTCAATGACGTAACCAGGAAAATGGGCATCCTTGGGAAATCCATTTCCAAGGTCGAGGCATTACAGAAAGAACTTTCTACTACAGAGGCACAACTTAAAAGAGAAACCACAAATCTAAGCTCTGCTATCAACAAATACGGGCAAGATTCTCAAGAAGTAATCAAAATACAAAATAGATTAAATAATGTACAAACTACAGGTAAATCAATCACAGAACAGCTTGCACAAGAAGAAGAACTCCTTAACCAAGCAGCTAAAAAAGCTGGTGTATCGCATCACGAATTAAGCGAAATTATCCAATCGACAGGAGCAAGACTTAATGGATATAACGCTGGCATAAAAAATTCAAACGGAAACTATAAAACTGCTAATGGTGGCATGAGAGCTATGCGCGGAGGCATGGCTCAACTTGGCTACCAAGTACAGGACGTAGCAGTTCAGCTTCAGATGGGTCAAAACGCTTTGCTGGTATTCGGTCAGCAGGGTTCGCAGGTTGCTTCTATATTTGGTGCTAAAGGTGCAATGCTTGGTGCTGTCTTGGCTGTAGGTGCTGCTTTGGGTACTGCTTTTCTTCCAGAGCTATTTAAAACAAACAATCATTTGAAAGAGTTGAAAGAGAGACTTGATGATGCTGCTGATTCATTTGATGATTTAACAGAGGCTCAAAGAGCTTATCTTATTCAGGAACAAACTGAAGCAATTAGACAAGCTCAAAAAGAAGTAGAAAAATATACACAAGCCACATCTAAACAAGAAGCTAATCAACAATTCTTGAATGACACAACAGATATGTCAATCTACCAGCAAGGGTTGCTTGGTGAATCAATAGCTTTTGCTGCCTCACAAGTACAAAAAGCCTCTGATAACGCTCTTGAATTCCGAGCAAATCAAAGTTCAGCAAATCAAGAACTTGAAGAAGCCCAAGAAAAATTAGCAAGGCTAAATGGAGAGCTTGTTAGAAATGATGCAGCGATTAAATCTTTAATACAATCACTTGAAGAAGAAGCTGCTACTCTTGGTTATACTGAAACGCAATTGGCTTTATACGAAGCTGGTTCTTATGCAGCAGATGATGCCGACATAGCTAGGATTGAAACTCTCAGAGAAACTATTGATGCTTATGAAGCCCAGCAACAATCTATAGAAGATGCGAAAGATGCACAAGAACAAGCAGCAAAAGAAGCTGAAGAAAGGGCATTAACAGAACAAAGAACCATACAGGAAATGCTCAGATTTAGCGAAAGAGCCATATCTGATGCTCATAGAGCAAGGGAAAGAGCTGAAGAAAATCATTATCGAATTACAGAAAGAATAACTCGTGATGCAAAAACACGGGCTGCACAAATAGCTAATGAGCGTATAAAAGCAACACAGCTAATTGACTCGCTTGGTTATCAAACAGAAAGACAATTGCTAGAACAATCTATTACTGATAACCAAGAATTATTAGATATAGCATATAAATCACGTTTAATCAGTGAAGAAGAATTCTTAAATGCTAAATCAGCATTGCAAGAAAAAGCAGCGTCAGATTCAATGAAGCTACAGGCGAAAGAATTGAAAGTATATTCAGATGGAGCTGGTGGTATTGCAGCAATTTTGAAAGAAGGAAGCTCTGCTCAAAGAGCTGCTTTGGCGGTTCAAAAAGGTTTAAATATAGCAAGCGTAACAATGAATATGCACGCTGCTGTCATGGAAGCAGCAAAATCAGCATCATTCCCAGCCAATCTACCTGCAATAGCAATGGCTACATCACAAGGTTTAGCTGCTCTAGCTGGAATAAGAAGCGTATCATTTGAAGGCGGTGGTTTCACAGGCATGGGAGCTAGGGCTGGTGGTATTGATGGTCGAGGTGGATTCCCAGCCGTTTTGCATCCGAATGAAACTGTTTATGACCATACAAAAGGTCAAGGTATGGGAGTGAATGTCAGCTTCAATATATCCACTGTTAATGCTCAAGGCTTTGATGAATTGCTATATTCACGCAGAGGACAGATAATCAACATGATTAATCAGGCTGTAAACAACTCTGGTAGAAGGTCGATAACGTAATGTCAGGTACATACCCAACAAGCCCAGGATTCACTTCCGTAGGATTCACCAGCAGAGAGTACAATCTGTCCAGCACATCGCTTTCAGGCAGGGTACAGGTACGAAGTTTGGGTAGTCAGAGATTTGAATTCACTGCTTCCTATCCACCCATGGAAAGGTCTGATTTCCTGCCAGTACAGGCTTTCATAGCATCACAGAGAGGCATGGCAGAAACATTTACCATTGTCCTGCCTGACATCAGTGAAAACTCTGGTACTGCATCTGGGGCTATACTTACCAGTGCTGCTGGCGCGATAGGCGATACTTCCATTGCTATTGATGGAATAACAGGCATCCTGAAAGCTGGCTCTGTATTTAAATTCACAGGACATTCAAAGGTTTACATGATTACTGCTGACAGGGATGGGGCTGGAACACTTAGCTTCATCCCAGCTTTGACAACTGCTGTAGCAGACAATGAAGCACTGGTATATGACAATGTGCCGTTCACTGTTCGCCTTGCTAATGATGTGCAGGAGTTCGCTGTAAACACTAACTTACATTATTCATATGAAGTTGATTTTATTGAGGCGATATGAGCAGAACAATTCATGCTTCAACAATTGCTGCTCTTTCTGCGGATAGCTTTAACCTTGCCACACTTGTTAGGTTTGATTTCGATTCGCCCATCTATCTAACCGACCATTCCCGTGATTTGACTGTAAGTTCAACGACTTACACATCTAGCGCACATCTACAAGCAATACCAAGCGTAACAGAATCTTCTGAATTGAAGATAAACAATGTGTCAATTAGGCTATCTGGTGTTCAGCAATCATATGTTTCTATTGTGCTTGGACAGGACTATATGGGAGTTAGGGCTAGAATCTGGAGAGCTGTCATAGATACATCAGATGATGTTATTGGTTCTGAAATATTGGTCTTTGATGGTCGTATTGTTGGATATTCTTTGTCCGATACTCGTGATAGTTCTAATGTTGAAATAGAGCTTGCATCACATTGGAAGGATTTTGATTTGGTCAAAGGTAGAAGAACTAACCACAATTCCCAACAGCTTTACTTCTCTGGTGACTTAGGCTTTGAGTTTGCTGCTGAAAGCACTAAAGACATTAAGTGGGGTAGGTCATAATGCCATTTTTTTCATTTGCAGCTATAACTTCATTTGTTAGTAGTTTTACTGCTGCTGGTGTAGCTGGAACTATAGGTGCTATCAGTGGTGCTTTATCTTACATCCAAGCCAGTAAAGCTGCTAAAGAGGCTAAGAAAGCACAAGATTCAGCTCGTGGCGTATTACTCAATAAAGAATCTAATGTAGAGCCTTTACCTGTCATCTATGGTGAGCGCAGGGTGGGCGGTACTCGTATTTATGTAGCCACTAAGGATTCTCCTGCTACAGATTGGGCGAATGAGTATCTATACATCTGTTTGGCACTCTGTGAAGGTGAAGTTGAGAGCATTACCAATGTTCATTTAAATGATGTTCCATTGTCCGATTCTAGGTTCACTGGTTGGTATGATATTGAATATCACTATGGTACTGATGACCAGACAGCATCTACATTGCTTCAGCAGACTGCTGATTGGACAAGCTCTCACAGATTGCGTGGTGTTGCATATATTGCTTTGAGGCTTTGGTATAACCAAGACATCTATTCTGGTATTCCTGAAATTACTGCTGTCGTAAAAGGTCGTAAGGTATATGACCCAAGGACTGCTTTAACTGCATGGAGCGATAACCCAGCTCTGTGTATCCGCGATTACCTGACCAATAACCGATATGGTAAAGGTCTGCCGACATCTGCTATAGATGATACAGCTTTTAGTGCTGCTGCTACTGACTGCGAGGAATCGGTCACTCTGTACTCTGGTGGTGGCTCTGGTCAGTTGTTCCAGTGTAATGCTGTAATAGATACAGGCAGTAAAGTGTTCGACAATTTGAACCTGATGCTTACTGGATGTCGTGGTTTCCTGCCATACACGCAAGGCACTTACTCTCTGAAGATTGACGGCTCATCTTCCAGTGTATTCGACTTTACCACTGACAACATAATTGATGGGATACAGATTAAAGGTGAAACCAAGGGCGATAAATACAACAGGGTTACTGTTAAGTTCCCCAATCCAGATACTAACTGGCAACCTGACGTAGCCATATACCCAGAAGGTGGCTCAAGCGAGGAGACTGCTTATCTTGCTGAAGATGGTGGAGAGCTTCTACACGAGGAGATAGAGCTTGAGACTATAACAAATTACTACTCAGCTAGGGATTTGGCTAGGGTCATTCTGCTGCGTTCTAGGAATGCCCTGAGAGTCCAGTTCAATGCTACATCAGAAGCCTTGCAGCTAACTGTTGGCGATGTTGTTACTGTCACCCATCCTACACCTGGTTGGGATGAGAAACCATTCCAAGTAGAAGAAATTGTCCTGAACTATGACGGAACTTGCGCGTTATCCATGCTGGAATACGATTCGACCATTTACACATGGGAAGAAGGTCAAGTACAGAAAACATATTCTGACACTAATCTGCCAAACCCATTTACTGTAAAACCACCGACTAATCTGACAGTTACCGAGACTACTGTTGTCGCCCAGGATGGAACACTATTGCCATCATTGAGGATTAATTGGACAGCTCCTACAGATGCTTTTGTATCAAGATACGAGGTTCAATGGCTCGGCACTTCATTGGAAGATTATGGTGCTATCGGTGAGGCATCAGATGAAAGCGTATCTTGGGGTTTGATTACTGAAGCCGACCCAACAGTTGAGGATTATGGAAGCATTACAGATGCTATTCCAGTAGATGCACCTGTATATAACTCTATAATCGTGACTAATACACAGTACGTTATCACAGGCATAACTCCTGCTGATGTGTATAACATCAAAGTGCGAGCTATCAATGAGTTTGGAGTGCGGTCTGCTTTCGTATCAATCGAAGGCATAGCAGAAGGCGATACAACACCACCAGCCGTACCTGAGAATCTGACTGCTGTAGGCGGTCTGCGTGAGATTACACTTAGCTGGACTAATCCCTCTGATGCTGACTTTTATTATGTCGAGCTATGGGAAAACACAGTAGATACTTTTTCATCCGCTACTAAGATTGCTGTCAGCACATCTAACTTTTTTGTTCGTACTGGACTTGGATATAACGTCACCAGATACTACTGGATTAAAGCAGTAGATTACTCTGGCAATATTTCAACCAATACCAGCTCAGTACAGGCAACTACTGTCTATGTTGATTCTGATGCGTTCAGCGATGAAGTTAATAATCTTTTCACTGAAGCTGGAGCTTATGGCATAGAGCCTGTTGCAAGCCTACCTGCTACTGGTGACTTTGATGGTCAGATTAAGCTGAGAACCAGTGACTATACGCTATGGCGATGGGATGCTGGTACAAGCTCATGGACTGATGACATTTTCACAATTAGTTCTGGCTCTGTTACGGCTGCCAGCTTTGCTGCTGGCATTGAGCCTGTATCTGTAGTTGCTAGCTTGCCAAGTGCGTCTGGGTATACTGGCCCGCAAGTAGTGTTCCTGACCACTGACCAGAAGCTCTACCGATACGATTCAAGTGTTCCTGAGTTCAGGTCTGCCATATCAACTGCCGACCTTACAGGTACATTGGCTGCTGCCAACTTTGCTAACACTCTGCGACCCATTGAGGTTGTATCTAGCTTGCCATCTACAGGCAACTTTGAAGGCAGACAGGTATATCTGACAACAGATAACAAGTTATACAGGCACACTGGTACTGATTGGACTACTGCTGTAGCAACTTCTGACTTGTCAGGACAGATAGTAAGCACTCAAATATCTGATGATGCTATCACAACGCCCAAACTTGCCACTGGTGCTGTTACTGCTGATGCTATCTCAGCAGGTAGTATTCAAAGCGCAGCCATAGCCACAGGAGCTATCACGGCTGGTAAGGTAGCTGCTGGAGCCATTGATGCAGATAACCTGACAGCTAATTCTGTAGTTTCAGGCAAGATTGCTGCTGGAGCCATCTCATCATCTGCTCTATTTGTTGATGGTGTGATTCAAGGCACACATATACAGGCTAGTACAATACAAGGCTCTAAAATAGCAGCTAACACTATTACAGGTGGACTGATTGCTGCTGCTGGAATTATTACTACTGCTGCTCAGATTGATAATGCCGTTATATCAGGCGCAAAGATACAGGATGCAGCAATAACTACTGCCAAGATAGGCTCTCTGGCTGTTGATACAGCTAAAATAGCAAATCAAGCTGTGACTATTCCTAGCAGCGCATTCACGGCTAGCGGCATCACAATCAACCAATCAACACTCGGCTCGGTTCAAAGCGTAACTTGGACATCGACAGGAAACCCAACGCAAATTAATTTTACTTGCCAAATCAATAGTTTCAGCAATCCATCGGCAGTTAGAGTGGATTTATACCTTGATGGGGCGTTCTTGGTAACCTTGCAAAGTTATGGAACCTACGCTGGATGGACAGGATATGCTGTCGCTTGCGGATACCAGTTTACCCCTAGTGCTGGGAGCAGGACACTGCAAGTCAGGCTTTACAGCATCAGCAATAACAATATTGCATCTGCTCGCTCTCTAACTGTGCTTGAGGTCAAAAAATGATTATCAACTACACTGTTATACAAGAAGATACTGGGGATATTGTAAGGTCAGGAACCTGCTTACAAGATGATATTGCAAGCCAAGCTGGGGATGGACAGAGTGCTGTGGAAGGACAATGGCACGATGCTGTATATTATTGGGATACAAACGCAAGAGAGTTTGTTTTGCGCCCAGATATGAACCTGAATATCTCTGCAACCACCATTAATGTTAATCAAACAATTTCAATCACTGGGATACCAGAAGGTACTGTTTTACAATATATTGGTGGGCAGCAAGTTATTGATGATGGCGAACTAGAATGGTCTAGCAATGTTGCTGGAGCCTATCTGTTTATCCTGGCAAATTTCCCATATCAAGAAAGGGTGGTGCAAATTGAAGTTACATCATGATGCAAAAGAAAGCCTTTGCGAGAAAGGTTGCAGTAGGTTTGATGCCCTCAGAAATGATATATTGTCGCTATCTGATGAACAAATACGCAACTCCGACCAAGCAGAGCTGATGGTCAAGGTAATTAAAATATTAGAAGCATTGGCTCATGATGCCAAGCAGCGAGGTAAATAAAAATGACTAAGGCAGTCCAAAGACGTAGAGGCACTAACGCAGAGCATTCCAGCTTTACTGGTCTGGAAGGCGAACTGTCGGTCAATACCACTAATGATTCCGTTCATGTGCATGATGGAGCAACTGCTGGTGGTTTTGAGCTTGCCAGAGCTGATGGAAGTAATGTAGACAACTTTGCTGTCGGTGGTGATTTAGACGTTACAGGGAATGTCACTATTGGCGGTAATATCACGATTGGAGATGCCGATACTGACTCTATCAATATCAATGCTGACCTGACTTCCAGCTTGATTCCTAATGCTGACAATACCTATGATTTGGGTACAGCATCAAAAGAATGGCGGAATTTATACATTGATGGCACGGCTAATGTTGACAGTTTAGTTGTGGATGGGGATGCAGAAGTTCAAGGCTTGCGCATTGATGCCGTGGCGGACGTTGAGCTTGAATTTGGTTATGCCAATACAACGCATTCTAAAATTATAGGCGATATTGTTACTGCTTCACCTATTGCGGGGCAGTTAAAATTCCAAACATCAACAGGCGGCACTCTTTACGAGCGAATGATAATTACCACAAACGGCAATGTCGGCATAGGTACTGCCACGCCTGACGGAACGCTTCATGTCCATACGGCAAGTGCTGGTAGTGTAACTGCGTCTACTTCCGCAGATGACT